ACGAGATTCATGAGCGTCTCGTGGGCTCGGAGATGTGTATAAGAGACAGAAAAACTACTGCTCGTTCTCATAGAAAATTTAATCGTTTTTCTCAGATTCCTAACTCTCCGATTCAGCGTTCTGTGTTTGATCGTTCTCACGATTACAAAACTACGATGGATGCCGGATATTTGGTTCCGTTTTTCGTTGATGAGGTTCTTCCCGGAGACACGTTTAAATTGCGCGTAAATGCGTTTGTTCGTATGAATACGCTCATTGCTCCGTTCATGGACAATGTATTCATGGATACGTTCTTCTTCTTTGTTCCGACCCGTCTTGTCTGGGACAATTGGCAGAGATTTTGTGGTGAACAGAAAAACCCCGGTGATTCAACTGATTTTTTAATTCCTCAATTGGCTGGCTCTCCTAGTTTTAATAACGGTTCTATTTTTGACTATATGGGTCTCCCTACAGGTGTTAAGTTAGATAGCGCTATAACGCCTGTAAATAGTCTTCCATTTCGTGCTTATAACTTGATTTATAACGAATGGTTTAGAGATGAGAATCTCATCGATTCTGTGCCTGTTCTAACAGGAGACGGCCCGGATGATATTAGTACGTATAAACTCTTGAAGCGTGCTAAACGTCACGATTACTTTACTTCTGCGCTTCCATGGCCACAGAAGGGTCCTCAGGTTGATATTAATTTAGCTTCTAATTCTATTGTTCCTGTTGAAATGTGGTCTCGTACTGATCCTAATACCGTTATGAAAGCCAACTGGTCTAATGGTGTTGGTATTCATTACGAAGGCGGTACTAACTACGCTTCTATGTATTCTGATACTGGTACTGATGCTGTTCAACGTTATTCCGAAGCTCATCCAGATGTCGGTACTGGTCTTAGGGCTATTCTTTCTCCTAACGTTAAATATCCAAGCCACGATAATACTTATGGTAATGGTTACGCTAAAGATCCATTTGTTTCTTGGCCTTCCATAGAGGTTAATGATCTTCGTCAAGCTTTTCAGATTCAAAAATTTTATGAAAAATGGGCGCGCGGTGGTTCCCGCTACACGGAAACCCTGCGTGTAATGTTCAATGTCATATCTCCTGATGCTCGCCTGCAACGTCCTGAATACCTTGGCGGTACTCATTCTCGTATTAACGTCGTACCGACTGCACAAACTAGTAGCACTGATAGTGTTTCTCCTCAGTCTAATTTGTCTGCTTTCGGCGTTCTCGGTGATTCTGCCCATGGTTTTAATAAGTCATTCGTAGAACACGGCTACGTGATCGGTCTCTGTTGCCTCCGTGCTGATATCACGTATCAGCAGGGTCTTAACCGTATGTGGTCTCGTCGCCAGTTGTTTGATTTCTACTGGCCGACGCTTGCTCACCTTGGTGAACAGGTTGTTTATAACCGTGAAATTTACGCACAGGGTACTGCTGAAGATAATGGTGTATTCGGTTATCAGGAGCGTTACGCTGAGTATCGGTACAAACCCAGTATGATTACTGGCAAATTGAGGTCAACGGATCCTCAAACTTTGGATGTTTGGCATTTAGCTCAGAAGTTCAGTTCCTTACCCAAACTTAATCAGGATTTCATTGAGGAAAATCCCCCGATCAATCGTGTGATTGCTGTTCAGAATGAACCGCAGTTCTTTGCGGATTTCTGGTTTGATCTGAAGACGTCTCGTCCAATGCCTGTTTACAGTGTCCCCGGCCTCGTGGACCACTTCTAATCTTGAAAGAGCCGGGTTATTCTGTTTTTACCGAGCCGACGCCCGCAAGAGGCAAGCGGGGCGATGGTAAACACGGAAATAACCCGGCGATCAAAAATGTGAAAAGGACTACAAATTATGGGTTTACTTAGTTCTATTGGTGGTGCGATTAGTTCGATTACTAAGCCTATTTCTAGTTTCCTCTCTGGCTCCGGCATTGGAGACCTTTTGGGCTTCGGTTCCGATGCCTTTGGTTTTTATAACGACTTGACTGGTAATTCTGCCAAAATGCAGAAAGAGCTGATGGCTTATCAAGCTCAGCTTCAAAATGCATCGTGGAAGTATCAGATGTCTAATCGGCACCAATTAGAGGTAGGAGATTTAAGAAATGCTGGTCTCAATCCTATTTTGTCTGCTAATTCTGGTGGTAGTGTTGCCGCTGGCATTCCTAATGGTTCATTGGCAGATTCTGATAGTGCTCGTTATGGCGCTCGCTCTTCTGCCGCTTTAGCCCGCCAAAATGCGGCTCAGGTTGCTTCTTTAGTACAGACTAATGCAAGTACACAGGCTCGTAATGAGGCAGAGGCTAAGGCGCTTCTAATGAACGCTCAGAGTAATCGCATGTCTGCGATTGCTGGTGCTAATCGAAATAATGCGGAAGCCGGTTATGCCGCCGTTCGTTCTAAGAATGAATCGCTCTATCCGTCTAATCAGCCCTTGCCCTTTAGGTATTTCAATTCGGCTAAAGGCATGGTCGATTCGTTAGAGGATTTTCTAGATCGTCGTTACGGTCTACCTTCTAACGCTTCTCCTGAGCGTCGTAGGCGCTATGAAGTGTTCGTTAATGGTGTAGGTCGTCGTCAATAAGAAAGTCGCTCTTAGAGCGTTTTTGATAGGTTCCTAAGGATGGAATATGAAGATTACAGATGCTGTTCTAAATCAGTTTTTTGATATCCTCTCTCAAATTGGTAAAATGATTTTGTATCTTTATCAATTTGTTAGAGGAAAATTATGAGACGCCGTCGTCTATCCCGTAAAACTTCCCGCCGTTTTTTCCGTAAAGGTCTCAAAGTCCGCCGTCGTAACCTCCGTGCGAGACCTATGAGAGGTGGATTCAGAATTTGAGGTTCCAAGTGGAACAGGGAGGCGTCTAGTGAATAGGCGCCTTTTTTTTATGACTTGTTATCACCCAATTAATGCGTATTGGAGTAGGACGCTTAAAACGAAATTAGGTACACCTGCGATAACGTTTAAATATGCTGATGCTGATCTGGAACTCGGCGAGTTCCAAATTCCTTGTGGTCAGTGCATTGGTTGTAGATTAGATCGCTCGCTGGATTCTGCCGTGCGAGCCCACCATGAGAGTTTGCTTTATGACCGAAATTACTTTCTCACGCTCACGTACAACAGTGATAATTTGCCTCCTTTTGGTAGTCTTATTCCTCGCGATCTCACCTTGTTTTGGAAACGACTTAGAAAAAGAGGAATCTCCCTTCGTTATATGGCTTGTGGAGAATATGGGTCTACTTACGGCCGTCCCCATTATCACGCTATTGTGTTTAACTTACCTTCTCTCGACCTTGAACAGATCGGCGTTACCTCGACTGGATTTCCTACTTTTGTTAATAACGTTATTCGCGAATGCTGGCCTTTTGGTTTTCATACTCTCAACCCTGTCTCTTTCCAAACGTGTGCTTATGTTGCCCGCTATGTGACGAAAAAGATTCTTGGAGATGGTAAGCAGGTTTATGAGAAGTTCAATCGTGGGACTGGAGAGGTTGACTTCCGAGTTAAAGAGTTCTCCAGATGGAGTACTAAACCCGGTATCGGACATGATTACTTTCAAAAGTACTGGAGAGATTTCTACAAGATCGATTGTTGTTTGATCAATAACAAAAGGTTCAAAATCCCTCGTTACTATGATCGTTTACTTCTAAGGGAAAATCCTGAAGTTTTTGAAATTGTTAAGCAAAAACGCATACTTAGCGCACAAAATTACCGTTTGACACCAGACGCAAGTCGTTCTAGACTATTGGTTAGAGAGGAAGTAAAGCGCTTACGAGCCGAGCGTTTACTTCGACCTTATGAGGCTCAAATAACGGAGTATTTAGAAAATGTCTAAAAAAGTTTTAGTTTCTGTTTATGACAAGGTTGCCAATCTTTATTTCCCTATCATTACAGAGATTAATTTAGAGGTTGCGGTTCGTAATTTCCGTGAAGGCGCCAAGAAAAACCCTCAGATTGGTGCTTACCCTTCCGATTATGAACTTCATCATGTTGGTTATTTTGATGATGAGACCGGTCAGGTTCTTCCGGTTTCTGCTAACACGTTAGAAACTGGCAATAATATTGTGATTAGAGCCTCTGAGGTTTTTCCCAACGATTCTTCCTGTTAAAATTAGAGAGCTCTCTATTCTCTGAGGCCACCCGTAGGTCTACCGATGTCGGCCCTACGGTTTTTTTTTAAGTGAGGTGTTTATGTCTAAATTCTTTACCAAATACAATCCCCCGAAAATTCCCGGATTTTCTTCTGAGATGGAGTCCAAGGTTCAAGAACAATTTGCGGATGCTTGCCAGACGGATAACATTATTCGTAAGTACAACGCGATGGGCGTTAATCCGTTCGTTTCTACTGGCAGCAGCCAGTATTTGGATACCACTCAGATTCCTGATTTTTTAGTCGCTCAAAATGCTCAGGTTAAAGTTAAGGAATTTTTTGAGGGTTTACCCTCAGACATTCGTCTCGAATTTAATAACGACCCTATGCAGTTTGCTGAAGTCGTTTCTGACCCGAAGAATACGGACTACCTCCGAGAAATCGGAGTTCTTGAACCCCTCCCGCCGGAGGCGGAGGGTGAAAAACAACCCGCTTCTAGGGGGGATAATTCTGAAAAGGCCCCCCCTGTAACTGAAGGTAGTGAACTTTCTGGTCAGAAACAGCCTGAAAAGCCTGTTTCTTCTGCAAAATCAAATGGTTAACTTCCACCTGGCACAGTTACAACAAGTAGGCCTGTCTCTTATACACATCTGACGCTGCCGACGAAGGCTTAGGTGTAGATCT